ACAAAAGAGGAATCACTAAGCGCGGCCCTTATATGGCTAATTGAGCGCAACATATCAATTGACCAGATTAAAAAAAGGAATCACTATAATAACAAATTCAAAACGTGGGTTATTAATATAGAGGATTTAGAGGTATTCAAGGCTCTATTTAGAGGGCGATCTGTACAATGTTCTAAAGATAATTTTGGTTATGCTGTTTGGGAAATTCAAGAAAAATACGTGTTGTATCGTTGCATGGTTTGGGTTTCAACGCCAAGAAAAACAGAAACAATATTATTAGATGAGGACCCATTTGAAGGCGTGCCCCTTTTCCCAGAGAATCCAGAATGTTAACACTAGGAATTGACCCGGCATTAGAGGGGGCGATAGTCCTCCAGAGCAAGACGGGATTTATCATGCATGTTTGGTCTTGGAAGAAATGTAAACGCAACAAAAAGTCGGCGTTCAAGATCACACACACCGAAAAGAAAGACGGCGATCTAATCATAAATACAGAAATCCGGCGCTCAATTGGAGGGATAGCCGCTTATATAGCCCCGTCAATTACTGAGCCTGTACAGATCGCATGTGAACAGGCTTTTTCTGCAGTTCAAGATCTATCTCATATATCTAATCCATTGCACCGGCGAATCAAACAAACGGCTAATCTAAGATCAGGCTTATCAGTAGCTGAGACAGGCGGCGGTTTAGTCGAGGCATTTAACGCTTTATTAGGTGATAGGGTGTCAATGGTCCGATATACCATGGCGACGCAATGGCGATCAAAAACGATAGGAACCAAGCCAAGGACACGCCGTGAACAATGCAAGATCGAATCCCTTAAAAAGATCCCGCTTCGATGTCCCTCAATTAATCCACACCTACGAGTGCACGGACAGCTAGACCACGTAACAGACGCATGCGGCGTCGCTGAATGGATGCGAGCATGTGGCGGTGCACTATGACTCCGAAAGAAATCCAGGCGCTAATTAGGGATATAGGACCAGAGCAAGCGCAAGAAAAGATCAGGGAGCAGATTAAAGAATTGATCGTTAATGGACGGCAAATTCAGGCCGATCTTTTAGAGATGAAATTAACTATCTGTCTACAGATGATTAACCCCATGCCGGATAACAGAAAGCGCCCGGCTATTAATAGAGATCGAAAAAACAACCGATCTCTATCAGGTTTTGGGGAGTATTTAATTAGTCAATTTCCTTTATCAACACAGGAAGACATGGCGGAATATATAGGCATTTCAAGGGGTCATTTAGTACCGCAATTAATAAAAGAATGGTCTAAGATTCATAATAAAATCAAACCAAAAATCTTGATAGCTCTATACAAAAAGCTTGACAGGCCAGTAAAAGAGATCGATCTAATGCTTCAACAATTGCCAACAAAATCAACCATAAACCGCAAGAGTTATTAATGAATAACGAACAAATTAAAGAGCTAGGATCGAAGCCTTTAGAGAAAAAAGATCTAGAGAAAATCATAGAGACAACAGCAAAGATCGCCGATCATTTAATCATTATAATTGGTATGCTTGACGAGGGAATTAATAGACTTAGGATTGATTCAGATGATTGATTTAAGGCTTGGTGATTGCCTTGAAGCTATGAAGTTGATGGAGGATGATAGCTTTGATTTGGCTATTGTTGACCCGCCGTATGGGATAGGCATGGGATCAGCAATGAGCAGTAAAACAGAGGGAGATTATCGAAGCAAATTTGATCAAAAGAATTGGGATAATGAGATCCCTACAAGAAGATACTTCGATCAATTAAAACGAGTATCAAAAAACCAAATCATTTGGGGGGGTAATTACATGACCGATCACCTATCCCCAACAAAGTCATGGATTGTTTGGGATAAAAATAACGGCGCTTCATTGTTTGGAGATGGTGAATTGGCTTGGACTTCATACGATAAGCCATTGCAGATCAAGCGGATTCATTGGGTAGGATCGGCGAGTTTATGGGAGGATACAGGGGGCAAGATACACCCAACACAAAAGCCCGTTAGTCTATATACTTGGCTATTAGAATCGTATGCAAAGAAAGGCGACAAGATCCTAGATACTCATCTTGGTTCAGGTAGTATTGCAATTGCTTGTCACAACCTAGGCTATGATCTAACCGGATATGAGTTAGATTCTGACTACTATAAATTAGCAATAAAACGACTAGAGAATCACCAGAAACAATTAAGGTTATTTTAATTTATATTGCGATCATAAATAGGATCATAAAAGAGCAAACGGCGCAAAAGTATATTAGAAGCAAGGCGCAAAAGCACGGTGTAACATTTGTAACATTTGTTTTTTCGTGTAGTTCTACAACGTCGAAGAACAGGGGCTTGTGTGGTAACTTTTTTTTAGGGGAGCGACCCACAACGACTCCTTTTTCTCGCTTTCCTCGTTTCAGTTTGTTACACTAATTTAAATTGCAAGCAAAAAATAAAAAAAGGATAAAACTTGTGAAAAAAGATACAACGTATCCATTAATAGGCGCTTCAAATCACACGGAAAAGATCAGAGATAAAAACGATTATTACGCAACAAATCCCGAAGACGTACAGATTTTTTTAAATAAATTATCGGATGACAGAATCAGATTAAATCGATCTATTTGGGAGCCGGCATGCGGGGCGGGTCATATCAGTCGAGTTTTAGAAAAAAATGGTTTTTTGGTTCAGTCAACAGATTTAATCGATCGTGGCTATGGGGATAAATTGAATTATCTAACATGCCCAATTAAAAAATGGGGGGGGGATATAATAACAAATCCGCCTTTTAAATTATCAAGCGAATTTATCGAAAAATCTATTTCAATTCTGAATGATAAATCTAAATTGCTTTTGCTCCTTCCTATTCGGTATCTAGAAACTAAAATTAGATACTACCTATTCAAGCGATTCATGCCTAAATATATATATGTCTATTCATATCGGATCAAGATCGGCAAGGCGGGCAATTTTGCCGGTGATAATGCCGTGGCTTATTGTTGGCTTATCTGGGAGAAGGGCTATCAAGGAGATCCACAAATTCGATTTATTGCTAATCCAAAGTGGAGTTAATTAAATGGCAAAAAAAAGACGACTAACCGAATCAGATAAAATCGAAATTAAAGATCTCTATAAATCCGGCGCTTATTCTTTTGCAAAATTAGGAGATGTATATGGCGTATCTCACATGACGATTAAAAGAGTAATCCAAGAAGGACAGCCAAAAAAAGAACCTCTTCCAAAAATGGAATTTACCCCGGTGCCCCAATTTGGACAGCTAACAATTAAAGACGATCCAATTCATTTCAGGAAAGACAAATTAATTGAGCTACAATTAGACATACAGGCGTCAAGAGATATGGGATCGATGGGCGCCCTTTCCTCATTGCATAAATTACAATTAGAGATTCATGACCGATATACAGAATTGAAAATCGCCGCCGGTAATCAGGTAGAGGATGTAGATCCAGAGGAATTATTATTAATGCTAGAACAGGCAATTATCTCTCTTCCAGTGTCACAACGGGGCGCCCTTGAGTCGCTATTCATTCAAAACAATAACGTCGTTTCAATTGGGTCGACATGAAATTAAAAATATTGGTAGCATGCGAAGAGAGCCAAGCGATTACTATTGCAATGAGAAAAAGGGGTCATATAGCGTTTAGTTGTGATTTATTAGATAGTAGTGGGGGTTATCCTCAATGGCATATTAGGGGAGATGTGACAAAATTATTAAAACAAAATTGGGATATAATTTTAGCTTTTCCCCCATGCACGTATTTAACCGTAACAGGAAACAGGTGGTTTAATATAGATCGATATGGTGAAAAAGCGATTAAGCGACACGATGATCGAAAAAAAGCAATTGAGTTTTTCATGACGTTTGTACATGCCAATTGTGATAAAATTGCAATTGAGAATCCAGTTGGAATTATGAGTACACATTATCGGAAACCGGATCAAATAATAAACCCGTTCCAATTTGGCGATCCTTTTGAAAAAAGAACATGTTTATGGTTAAAAAATCTACCCAATTTAAAATTGACAAACATTGTTAAACCGCCGCCTAGGGTAAAATATAAAAGTGGCCGTACTATGCCGGGCTGGTACGCGAACGCCCCAAAAGCAGAAAGATCAAAAATTCGATCTAAAACCTTCCCTGGAGTAGCGGCGGCAATTGCGGATCAATGGGGTAAGATAGGTTTTTTAATGCAACAGGAATTATTTAAATGAACTCGCTTCAAAAAATTGTAGATCTCACACAAAAATTATCAGCGGATACAATCAGAGATCCAATTAAATATTGGCAACCGACACCGATTCAAAGTCGAGTATTATGCGACGAGTCAAATATAGTCTTACTGCGGGGAGGTAATCAGATCGGTAAAACAATGGTCGGCGTTTATGAAACTCATTCTAGATGTATCGGCGCCCATCGATTCAAGAATGTAGAAAAAAGGCCGTTAGTCGTTTGGATTATTGTTCATAGTTGGGAGCAATCAAAAGTAATCCAGGCGAAATTTTGGGAGTTAGCACCTAAAGACGAACTACATAAAGATACCGAGTACATACCTGGAAAAGGATTTAAAGGAAAATACCCAATTGTTCGGTATAAAAACGGAAGTATCGCATTTTTCAAAACTACCGGACAAGGCACTTTAGGTGTGGCCAGTGGAACAGTAGACTTTATGTGGATCGATGAGCCTCCACCGCCTCAAATATGGGGAGAGTTAAAGGCTAGGGTGACCAGAACACGAGGCGACATGTTGATTACATTAACCCCTATTGGCGCCCCAATTGATTATCTAAAAAAGATGGTAAAAGATGGGTTAATTTCTGAGCATGTTGGGATTATGAACGTGGAAAACTGTACACCGTTAGGATGTAAACCGATGTTAAATCAGTCAGACATAGACGCTTTATCAATTTCTTATTTACCAATAGACAGATCCGCCAGAATGTCCGGAGACTGGAACGGTGGCGTTCCAGACGGGCGAATTTTTGATTCTTTTAGTGACGAGATGATTGACGATTTTACGCCGTCATATATATATTACGACGATTCAGGAAATGAGAAAACCCGGCGGTTGGTTTGGACTATCGGAATTGATCACGGTCATGATATAGCCTCACAGGTGGCAATTCTGGCATGTGTTGACATGACAGACGACACAAAGCCGACTGTTTATATTGTTGATGAATATATCAGCGACGGCGCCGGAGCTAATAGACATGCACAGGGCATAATTAACATGCTAAAAAACAATGATCTAGAAATAGCAGACATAACAAGATGGACAGGTGACAGGGCGCATGGTGGTAGCAAAAAAGGAATTGGTAAAATGAATAACGCCATGCTCTCTAGTGGGTTTGCTCATGTCCTTGGCTATCCTAAATCTAATCTACCGTTTAAAATTAAAACAGCCCATAAGCCAAAATGGTCGGTCTGGTATGGTAGTCAATTAATTCACGAGTTAATGTGTACAGGGAGATTTCAAATTTTCCCAAAATGTGATAGAACAATTAAAAGTCTTAAATATTGGGCACTAAAAAAATCAGGCGCCATGGATACTATGAGCGAATGGAAACATGCTATCGACGCTTTGAGATATGGCATAATGCCAGTAATTGATATAAAATATAACAGTCCTAGAATCAGCAAACTAAAAAGAAAATGGTGATAAAATGATAATTCCAACCTTCCCAACATGGGAATCAGCAGAATCTAACCGCAGATCAGAACACACCGCACTAAGAAAGCGGATGTTGAGCGGCGAATGGGCGGGCGATCTTACTATAGCGCTCCAAGAAAATTTCTCTATATTGAGAGAGGACGCGATAGGCAAGCCTGACATGTCGTCTAATGTTTTCAAGCAAACGACCCAGGCGTTAACCGCCCTATATATGGAGGCGCCTACAATTATATCAAGCGGCGAATCTAGCGAATTAACACGAAACGGCGGGCTATTAGACAATTCGGGATTATGGCCATTAATGCAACGTGTCCAATATTACACAATAGGCATGAGAGAATGTCTTTTAAGGGTCGACGTCAATGATACAGACGACCCAACAGGGCTATCTTATCGCATAGTAACAGCCGACATGATAGAGGCGCATGCGACCATATCCGACCCAGGCACGCCATTAGTAATAAAAGAATTCCGCTTAAGAACAGAATGTGCCACGGGTGATCTGATATGGACTATAGATCATTTTGACATAACGAATCCAATGAATCCAATATACAAGATCACCACGACCGGCACAAAGAAAAAAGATCTCACCGTCGAGTATCTAGGATCGGAGCAGAGCGGCGAATTCTATCCGTATATAGGGCAAGATAAAAAACCATTTTTGCCGTATTCTCTCTATCATGCAGAAATTCATGGCGGCCTATTTGATCCATATTACAACCGGGAATTAATAGAAGGATCTCTTCAAGCTAGTACATTTTACAGTTATTGGGGGCACCTAGCCAAGGACGCGTCACACCCCCAACGATACGCCCTGGGCGTCAAGGTCGCAGGGTTAAACGTAGTCAAAACGGCAAGCGGAACAGAGTCTAAAGGGGTCGTAGAAACCGATCCGAGTTCAATCCTAATGTTCACCCCAGATCTAGACGAGGCGACAGGAGTACAACCTCAATTTGGTCACTATGTGGCGGGCGCAGATATAGATAAAATGTTAGAGGCTATCGTGATTTATGAGAGAGGATTAGCGGCGTTATCAGGGATTAAAGCGGCCGACGTGCAAAAAGCTAGCGGCGATCCTAGATCCGGCTATGCAATTGCAATTAGTAGATCATCACAAAGAGAAGTACAACGCAAATTTTCGCCTTCCATGCGCCGTGGCGATCTCAATACAATTACAATTTCCGCCAAAATTTCAAATATGTGGTTAGGTACTAATTTACCGGAAAGCGGCTATTCAATTAAATACTACAACATACCATTATCACCGGAAGAAATGAGAGCCACCATGGACGATCTTAGCCGCAAGATTGATATGGGGTTAATTTCAAAAATTGACGCCGTTATGATTCTTAATCCGGAGTACGACCGTAACGACGCAAGAAATCACCTATTAAACGTAAAACAAGAAAACATAATTTAAAAAAAGGATAGAAAATGTCAGAAGAAATTAAATTTGATCCGTCAATTCACATGTTGAAAGTTGAGGCTGAACAGGTAATAAGTTCAAGAATTTCTAAATTCTCAGAGAAATTAAACATAGCTAACGAGTCGTTATCATCACTCCAGGGCAGATATGACGAGGCGGCGAATCGTCTAGCAATGGTCGACACTCTTCAGGAGCAAGTAAATTCTTTACAGGCCAATTTAACAACAGAAAGATCGCATTTTTCCAGACAAAACCACCTAAGCGCAAAGGGAATCGGAACAGATTTATCAATTAGATCAGGATTTGAGAATCAATTTGAACAGCACATAGCCGGGATAACTGAAGGAGAAAAACCAGATTTTAATTCTTGGCTAGATGGGATTACACAGAATCCAGAAACCGCCCCGGCATTATTGCGATCTCATATCCCACAAAATCAAGCACCACAAGCGCCACAAGCGCCACAGGCACAACCGGCGGCGATCCAAGAACCACAAACACCACCGCCGAACGGTAACGCCGGAGTGGTCACACCTAGCGGATACACAAAAGAGCAAATTCACAAACGAGCATTAAGCCCAGAGGGATGGGCCATGCACAGAGAGCAGATCGCCCGCGATAATGGTTGGATGAAATAATTAAATCGGTTATATTATGATTGAAACTAGAAATTAAACTCATCATTTTTTTAATAGTTACAGGCTAGATCAATCCGGATTTAGCTTTTTTTTTGCCTTTTTTTTAACTTCATGCTACGATTATATCAATTGGCGCATGCCCTATTGAATCGGGCGGAGTCGCAATTAATACATTGGATCGGGTCGCTCCCGTAAAAAGCCGATAATCCAAAAAATTATCTCTTCTTATATATCCACCGATTAAAATTAGGAGCCTATCATGGCCACATTAAATTACGCAATAGCGTCAGATTCTGCCGGAGCATACGCAAACGGAATCCGCTTAGCTTACGCACTACAAAACGAAGTACTTTTTCAATTAGCCGATCTTTCAAATCTACAAACCGCCGTGGGCGTTACATTTATTGGCGATATTGGAAAAACAAATTCTGATACAACGCGAGTAGCACTGAGCAACATGGGCGCAAAAACACCATTTGTTTCAATCGGTGACGGGGTTGAAGTTACTTCAACGACGCCTAGTTTTGTTGCTTCTGATATTACCGTGGGGCGCGCCGCCCTGCGTTACGACGTGACAGCGTTAGCCGCCGGATCTGGCATGGGCTTAAACCCATTAGATCTTGCTA